AAGTACCTCGAAAATCGTATTGAGGCCCAGATCGACGCCAACCACGTCGCCGCCAAGCAGGCCGCTGCCCAGAATACGCTGAATCTGGGCTGAGTCAGCGCAAAGTCAGCGTAAAATGATAATCCCCCTGTACCATGACCCGTAAAAAGGCTGGTGCAGGGGGATTTTTTTTGTTTGCGTCGAAAATCCGGTGGAACAACTCCACCAGAAAAATCAATTCTCAAAATAGCCAAATTTCGTTATGTACTTTTGACAAATCCTTCTCAGAAAGTCCCAGACATTTTCCAATACACTCTTACCCGTAACCAAAACGTAAATCCAGAGGCTTTTCAGAGGCTCCCAGCGGCTCGGCATCAAATAGCCAGTGGATATAAAAAATATTTTGAAAAAATTAAAAAACAGATTGACTTACCAGTTGGGTAAGTTATAATGATACCAAGATAAATTACCAAAAAGGTAAGTTATCTACAATTACCGGCATCCGGCTGGTAAGTTGGAAGCACGAGCAGGAGGTGTAGCAAAATGAAAGGTGAGTGCAGTATGACAGCTCTGGAAGCCTCTCGTCTGATCGACTGGCTGAAAGCTCACGGTCATACGGACGCGGACGCGACGGAGTGTATCAAGTGCATTGCCGGAGTCCTCGACCCGCAGACCGAGGAGCCTAAGAAACAGTAAAGGCTAGGTCCCCCACAAAGTTTGACAGCCACGTGGGAACCTAGCCGGTCGGAACGGGATGGGACCTGCCCCATCTCGTTTCGATTTTATCAGTATAGCAGGGGAAAGTCAAGAGGTTCATAGCTATGTTTGATTTGCGTGAGCATAAGGATTTGATTCGCCGGTTGGTTTCTGAGGCCAACCAGAACGACCCGAACTGGGAGTGGTCGGTAAGACGCCTCAGCAAGAACGTGGCCTGCATCTTCTGGGGTTACCTCGAATACTGCGATGAAGCGGAGTTGTCGTTTTCAATCAAGCTCGGCGAAGCCGATGGCAGATGCTGGGTTGAGGCTCGTAACCAGCACGGTTGGATACTTGAAAGTGAGATTGTAGCTGACAAGAACCTTCCATTCCTGAACTGCCCGATTGACAAGGCCATCGAGAAGATGGTTCGCTGCATCGTCAACACCGCTCATGCCTGCTACTGAGAGCATTGCCCGCCGGTATGCAGCGGACATCGGTTTTGCGGTAGTCGGCGAGCTGACCCGCAAGCCAGAGTGGGACGGCGTAGCCAACGGCCCGGAAATTGGGCTGTCTGGCTATTGCCGGGTCTGGGTGGATGAGGGCGGCAACGCCTACTACGTTCACGGTAAGGAATGCGCCATCATCGACCCGGAAGGCATGGTCTACTGAACGCCGTTAAACTCCCAGATGTACTCCGTAAATTTTTTCGATAAATCTTCATTTTTCGTTTGACACCAGTGGTGGGTAAGTTAGAATGAAGATACAGAAAACATACCAAAACGGTAAGATTATGGAGGATGCGAACATGAAGAAGGGCTACAGAATCAGCGCTCACACCAAGGAGATGCTAAAGCGGTATGGCTCATGGAATGCTGGCCGATTCAGCTACGAGGTAAACGCCTACCCGAAGATTTTCGGTGATCCGAAAAATCCTTCGGTTGCCGACGAAGTTCGCTACGCCCTGCTCAGAAACGGCGAAGTTATTGACTGGGACTTCAAATTTTAACCCGCCTGAAGATGGCCGCCGGCACCGGCCGAAACGCCCTGCTGGGCGTCGCGGGAGCCACCCGCAGATACATGATATTTTGGAGGTTTTAGCTATGGAAAACAAGAACATGACCGCTGTTCGTGAGTGGGAGAACGACCCGAACTGCTTCCTGCGGATGCTGAACAGCCCTGCACAGCAGCGGAGCCGCATTGCCCGCCGCCAAAAGGATGCCGACCGGGAGCGTTTCAACAACGTGCTGAACGCCGTTGCCATCGGCGCAGCAGCCTTTGCCGTCACCCTGCTCGTTATCTGCTTTGTTCTCTGATGGAGGTATCAGCTATGGATAACCAGAACATGACCTATCCCGAACTGCGGGACCTGTTCGTTGAACACAACAAGACCCAGCTTGCAAAGCCGGTGATCGCCTGCATCGTATTTGCTGAGAGCAACTGGCCTGACCACCATTACCCGCTGCGCAGCCGCACCTATGAGGTCAGCAGCGACAACAAGGCTTTCCGGCCGAGCTGCTGCTCCACCAGCCTGTTCGGTTCCTGCTTGGATGGCACCGACCAGATGGTTCGCCTCGACTGGTACATGAAGGACTTCGGCAACAAGGGAGGCTGGGTCGTTGACCACTGCTACCTGAAGGAGAACAGCGATGAATCCGATGTATGATTGCTCCGGTCGGCTTGACCGGTTCGGCGGTATGACGGAGCCGCCTGATGACCGGGGTTTTGAAGAAGAACCTGAATGGCAACGGCCCGATGAGGCAGACGCCGTTTGCTGGGGCGAGTGAGAAAGGGGATAAATAAAATGACCGTTCGTGAGTATGCAAAGTCGGTCGGATTCGAGATTGCTGGAAAGCTGAAGCGCCTGCCTGATGTTTACTACGGAATGGACAATAGTCACCACTATCCGTTGTGGATTGACGAAGCTGGGAACGAGTATTGCGGCAGTTACAGTCGGGATGGCGGCTACTGCATCATCACCGCCGATGGTGGCGTTATTTGAAATGAGTAGGCGGTATGGGACGCGGAAATGTTTATGCGGCTGGCCCGTATGAGGGTCTGTTCTACATCGATAACGATGATCTGCAGGTCTGGCGCAAGGACGGCCCTGACGGAAAGGAGCCTGAAATT